TGATATAGGCGCTAATACGGTACCGTTAACAGACGCATTAAAAGAAGCCGATAAATCGTTAAAATCAACGCAGACGCAATTAAACGACGTTAATAGGCTATTAAAGTTAGACCCGAAAAATGTAGAACTTTTAAGCCAGAAACATAAGTTATTAACTTCAGCGATCAAAGATACAAACGACAAGTTAAAACAGGAACGTGAAGCCCTTAAACAGTTAGCAGACAGCAACGACGGAAGCGACAAGGCTAAACAGCAAATGGAAGCCCTGAAAAGGGAAATTATCGCGACCGAAGAAGCATTAAAAAAATTTAAAGACCAGGCGCGCGATACGTCGGCGCTGGGCATACTTTCCAACTCACTGGCGGAAGCGTCAGAAAAAACAAAACTGTTAAGCGCTACAGCTGTAACAGCATTAACAGGTATGACGGGTATGGCAGTTAAAGCCGGCGCTATGGCTGACGACCTTAATACGCTATCAAAGCAGACTGGCTTTACTACTGAAGAACTTCAGAAGATGCAGTACGCGGCGGATCGTATCGACGTATCAGTAGATACTATCACAGGCGGGTTACAGAAATTAACCGTACAAGTTAAAAACGGCAATGATGCTTTTGACACGTTAGGCGATAAACTTACCGACGCCAGCGGCAACACCCGCAGTATGACAGATATTTTCTACGATACTGTGGAAGCCCTTAGTCATATCGAAAATGAAACAGACCGCGATACTATGGCTATGGAGTTGTTCGGAAAGTCTGCGTCAAGCCTGGCGGGCATTGTAGACGACGGCGGGGCGGCTTTACGTCAGTTTGGCGAAGAAGCAGAAAACGCGGGGCTTATTCTTTCACAGGACGCCATAGACGCGGCTAATGCGTTTAATGATAAAGTTGACGAACTTAAAGCAAAAGCGCAGGCGGCTTTTTTTGAAAGTGGCGCAGCGATCGCGGAAAGTTTTATTCCCGCAATGGAAAAACTTGTAGAAGTAGGCACTAACGTACTGCAGTTTGTGGCTAACATGGACACAGGCACAATACAGTTAGTAACTACTGTACTTGCATTAACTGCCGCGCTTACCCCTGTATTGAAGGCGTTAAGCGTTGGTATTGGACTGATAAACAACGTAGGCACATTAATTAACGGACTTACTACCACAGTTATACCGGCTGTTTCTTCAGCAATGGCGGCAGGCAGTGCCGGTATGATAGCGGCGTTGTCTTCTGTACTTCCTGTTATTGCGGCGATCGCGGTAGCACTGGCGGGCGTTATCGCGCTTATTGATTACGTGCGACAGTCCAAAATTGATAAGGACTGGGATAACTACCTAAACAACCAGACCGCTAACAAGCACCATATTACCGAACAGCAGGCGCGTAACTGGATGAATAAGGACGAAATACAGACAATTATTGATCCGTCAGGGCAGAAGCAGTATTACATAAATAATTCTGATTGGAACTGGCAGAAGAACCAAGCGGCTATTAACGGATATACTGACGATGTAAGCGCATGGGGCGATAACGCCGTAAATATGACTGTAAACGTAGACCACATTAACGACTTACAGGACTTAATAGACATTTCACAGCAGGCGCAGTTAACTACGCGCATGGGGGGCTAAACTATGGCAACGGTAACACTTACACCAGACGCGTATTATGAAATAGTAAGCGACTCAGTAGTAAATATTAACCCTTCTTCTAAACGCGTTGTGTATGTCGTGGATGGAGATAAAACAACGCAGAGCGTTTTAATGCACTTTAGTATACCGACGTCGGCGCCCTGGGCGCACGCTGTAATTACAAACCAAGAGTTTACGGTATACAATGCGTTATCAATACAAGACCAAACACGTGGCGGTATATTTGTGATGGTTGAGTATACCGCGAACAGTTTAAAAAATGTATCTGAGTTGCAGATAGGCGGTTACAGAGACCCTTCTTCGTGGAATTATTTAGGAAACGTATACATATCTGCCGGAGCGGCGTATGATCGTTCTAATACCCTTACACAACGATATATACAGGGTGTAAACGCGGATAATTTATGGGTAACTGTTTACGGTGCGATAAACCAAAGCCGCGGGCAGCATGGGTATACGTTTGATTCTGTATCGTTAACGCTTACGTATACCGAAATAACAACGCCTACATTTTCGCTTAATCCTTCAGCGGGCTTTTTACGGTATGATGCGGCGAACACGTTAACGCTAAATAACACAAACGAACAAACAATGATTAATAAGTTTGTTGCTAGCGGCGGAACGCTTAAATACAAGTTGTCTAGCGCGTCAAGTTATAGCAGTTTACCTTTTACAGGGGAAACAGTAACAATGCCGGCAAACACGTTAAGCAATGGGCAAAACTACAATATTTATGCAGACTTCACGACAACAAACGACCTATCAGGCAGTACGGAAGTAGGCAACTATACGACCGTTGACGCGATCGGAACGACGACAGGGCAGACGCCTAACAACTCTATCGAATACGGTAACGTCACGTTTACATGGACATACAGAAACAATACCGGCACTGCACAGTATGCGTATGACTTGGATATATCAGACGACGGCACGACATACACAACGGTGCTTAGTCATGTGATAACGTCAGCAACCACAGCAACGTACACTGTGAACACTGCAGGCGGCAAATACTGGCGTGTTCGTGGGGATAATCAAAATGATGTAGCAGGCAACTACAGCACGCCGTTATACTTCGTAAACAACATACCGCCTAGCCCGCCAGTTATTACAAACATTACAGGCGCAGGCAGGCTAACAGTAACATGGGCGGCAGACAGCCAAAGCGCGTACGAAGTTGAAGTATACAACGGCGATACACGCGTATACGATAGCACCGTAGTGTATGCCGCAGATACTACACACCTAATCAATGAGTATCTGCCTAATGGTACATATTCTATTAGAATTAAAACAATAAATATATACGGACATACAAGCGACTACACGACGACCGTATACACTATCACTAATGTAGGCAGCCTGAACGTATCAGGTAGTTATGAAAACGGTACGGCTACGCTGTCATACCCTGATGGATATTATGCAAAATACTATATTCAGCGTGACGGTGCAACGATCGCAAAGACGACCGAAAAAACATACAGTGATATGTTTATGAACGGTACAGCAACTTATACAGTTATTGCCGTAAATAGTGACGATTCTTACGTGATCGGAACGGCGACCGTAACAGGCACGGTACCGTTTACGCGTTTTGTTGATTTAGACGGCAACGTGTACGACATTTCTAAACGCTGGCAACAGCGCATAGGCGTGCAAGTATCAACCGAAGCAGAATACGACACGGCTTTATACTTAGGCGCTAAACGACCCACGCATACTTTTGGAACTGGCAGAATTAGGCGTTATGCGATCGCATTTACATATGAAGGAGACTACACCGTATTTATCGGTAAAGTACTGCGGTACATGGATATATACGGCAATGCTGATTTTGTAGTAGTGCCGAACATTAACGAAGTAGAAGCCAGGTACGGAAACGAACTTACCGCAAGCCTAGAAGTAACAGACTACAACGAAGGTATAACATATGATTTATAGCTTTAGAGTAGACATATTAAAAGACTACGTAAAAGCAGGCGAAGCGTTAGCGCGTGACTGTACTATAAAGTTTGATGAAACGGCGGAAGTAAAGCGGGGCATACAGTTAGACATGTCTTTAGACAACATTAATATGTCTACGATCGCTTTTGATCGCTTCACCCAGCGCTTTAGACCTGTTCTCACGATTGACGGCACAGACTACCCTTTAGGCGTTTATATGGCAACTACGACGCCGGAAACATTAAGCCCTACAGGCAGTTATATGCAAGTTGAAGGGTATGACGAAACAATGATTCTTAAGCAGGCAAAGACCGACCGAAGAACATACTACCCTGCCGGTACTCTGTACTTTGACGTAATAAACGACCTCATGGCACAGTGTGGATTAGTTAATATCATTGCGGAAAGTAACGCGTTAACACTGGCGAACGATCGCGAGTACGAACTTGGTACAACGTATTTAAGTATTATCAATGAACTTTGCGACGAAATGAACTACGAACACGTTTACGCCGATTTATCGGGCTATTTTCACTTTGCACGGAAAGTAGACCGCACGACAGCAGATACGGCGTATACAGACGTTAAACAGCTTCGTATGATAAAGCCGATAAAAAGGAATACAGATATATACGAACTGCCTAACGTTATCGTAGGCGTTGTATCTAACCCCGATCGTTCAAAGATGATGTACAGGGCAGAAAACAATAATCTAGCTTCTGCAATATCAATACCCAGGCGCGGTTATAAGATAGTACAGGTATTAAAGTTGGACAATACCGCAGACGCTACTACGCTAAAAGAGTACGTAGATCGTATGTTACTTCAGGCAATGCAGACAACCGAAGTTATAGAGTTTGACACTATGGCGGAAGGCGGGCACGAATACGGCTATATGGTGAATGTAGACACGAAATTACTAGAAGGCTTATACAGAGAAACAGGCTACACCATTAAAATCGGGCGTACTGCTAGAATGACGCACAGGCTTGAAAGGAAGATGTTTGTATGATACTTGGTACAATATCATCATGGACAAATAACGGCGG